ATGAGAAAAACTGTGTATAAAACAACACTTTTTGCACTCAGCCTGAGCGCTTCGAGTCTCGTATTTGCTCAAAATCCATTGAGTGTGCATGTACTTAATCTTGAAAATGGTCTGCCATCTGCTGATGTCAATGTTGTTCTGGAAGCTCAACAAGGTGAAAAGTGGGTGCAAATTAATCAGGGTAAAACCGATGAAAATGGACGTATCACTGCACTTTATCCAGATGAAAAAACTTTAGCTAAAGGAACTTATCGGGTGACATTCAAAACTGGGGATTGGTTTCGCGAACATAATCAACGTTCATTTTTTCCTGAAGTGCCCGTTGTATTTGTGATTGATGGAGCTGTAGATCATTATCATATTCCGCTCTTAATCAGCCCTTATGGCTATTCAACCTATCGTGGAAATTAATGATCATTAATGTGAAATAGCTGATGATGATTTGAGTGGGTGCAATCTTTTACCTATTAAAATGGAGAGATTGTTTCCCACATCATTTATAGGCATGAGTGATCCATTTGATCTAAATCGATAAAACTGCTGAAATTTACATCTCATTGATTTAATTTTAAACGCTTAATCTTATTTTATTGTTTTTATCATTAAAATCGTTTGACACCCTCCTCAAATCACCCTACTATACGCCCACCTCTGAAACGTCCCTATCGTCTAGAGGCCTAGGACATCGCCCTTTCACGGCGGTAACCGGGGTTCGAATCCCCGTAGGGACGCCAATTTCAGATACAGCCTCATATAAGTCCCTATCGTCTAGAGGCCTAGGACATCGCCCTTTCACGGCGGTAACCGGGGTTCGAATCCCCGTAGGGACGCCAAATTCTCCAAAGCTCGGCATGCTCAGTGTCGAGCTTTTCCATTATCTGGAACAATGTTTCTGCTGGATTTAGTTCAGCAATTACAGCCAGTTGCATGATTTCTCCTGCTTCTGGTTTTCTTCTTCCATGTTTCCAATCTGACAATCTTTGTGGGTTCATTCCCATTATTTCAGCAACTTTAATATTGCTTCCACTTTTGCGTTTTGCTTTGTCTATAAGCTCATATAAGTCCACTTTCACACCCTTGATTTATCCAATTTTGAATATTAGTATCCAATTATGGTTATTAACCAATTTTGGATATTTCATTTCAAGAAAGGTAAATCCATAAAACAAAAAATACAAGGGCTGATTACATGAAAGCAAAGTTTTATCAAATCTATGAAAAATTTTGTGATGCGTATAACGAGCATCGTGTAAGTCACAATGCCCTTATGTTTTTAGGATATTTAACTGGTTTTATTTATGGGCTTAATTATCACGATTTTTGGTTAATTATTAAAACTTTCTTTTAATAAAACGCTTAAACCGTTTACTGCTTAAGAAACCTATAAATATTGCCAACAATATATATGGCCAAGCTATTTTTAATACTTCAAATATTGAATTTTTAATAGTTTGTCCAAACAGGTTTGGGTCAATCATTTTCTTATCCTTATGGTTGATTCGAACGGGCTTAACAGGCTGTCACCTGTTAAGCCAATCTAATTGATTTTAGATAAAAAATAAACAAGGGGCATTCATGATTAGAACATACAAAAAAGGTGCTGTTGATTCATCAATCCGCATCGAATCTGAATATCGTTGTAATGAAGAAGGCGCAAAAAAATTTATTCAGGATGAATTAGCAAAGTTTCATAAACTCATTGAATCGCCTATTAATTCATATTTGGTTCAACTTCATGCATCAAGACTTTATGGTCATATGCAAGTTTTATCTAATTTTGGTTTATTAAGCATTTTTGATTTTCATGAATTTAAATGCCAGTTGGGTGAAGTTCTTATTAATTCACTCTTGATTCAGCTTCACATTACCGAACAAATATAACGAGTTTAAAAATGACTAAAGAAGAAATTAAGCAAAAGCTTCAAGAAATTATAGACCTTGATTTGAAATATTTATCCAATGAGGGCTCTGAATTCATTGATCGTTCAACGATAAGAATGATCGAAAAAAAGCTTCTTTCTTTGATTTCTGAATTAGAAAAACATTGAGTATAAAAAATGACTGAAATAGAAGCCTTTGAGCTAATTGCCAGAAAAATACATCTTGATGGTCAATCATCGATCATGGATGGAAATCCTTGTTCTGACACTGTTGCAGTCCTTTTTTATATTGAAAATTATCTAAATGATCAAGGCATTTACTCTGCTGTTGTATCTGCCTTATCGGATGACCTTGATACACATAATCGTGAATGTATCGAGTTCAACGGGGGCTACGGTTATGATGACTAATTACAAGCAAAATCAACACGTTAATACTTTATCCACATCTCCACTGTGGGTATCACTTTTTGAGAAAGTTTCCCCCCCTAGTAATACGGGGGAAAAGTGCCAGCAAGACGCCCTAACGCAGCTCCAAAAAGCATATAAAGATTACCCTCTTTTAGAAACCGTATTGGTTATGACGGACGATGGCCCAAAGCCAGTCATGATTCGCCGACCTGCAAAAGGTGAAGTTGCAGTCATAGACTGGTTAAACGTCACGATGCACAAAGATACCTTTTTAAACTCTTATGTTCAAAAGCATGCAGAAAATGAAGATACCTATTGTGTTTATGCTTTAGAACAAGTCCTTCTAGACATTTTTGGATTCGGTATCGAAAAGAAAATGAATAAAGGCATCAATTATTACGATGAAACGTACCAACTAGAAAACGATTGCGGATTTATCTGCATTGGTGGTCAGAATAATACAATTATGCTGTCTATATCTGGTATGGGCTGTACTCATGGCAAGTATGCTTGGGAGGAAGATTTTCATGCATGGTTATCACTCTATGCACATCGTCCTAAAATTACTCGCATTGACTACGCTTTCGATGATCTGGAAGGAGTCTTGGTTTCACCAGATTGGGCTGATCAGCAAGATACTATCGGGGGTTTTACCTGCGGAGGAAGACCTCCTTCTTTTCACACTGCTGGTAATTGGAAGCGTCCTGACGGTACTGGCCGTACTGCGTACATAGGTAAACGTACCAGTTCTAAATTTTGCCGTGTTTACGAAAAAGGCATGCAACTTGGTGACCCTAACAGCTTGTGGACGCGTGTTGAAGTTGAGTTTAAATCACGCTCTTATTATATCCCCCTTGATGCCCTATTAAATGCATCTGAGCATTTCTTAGCTGCTTATCCTTGTTTCCACGTTTTTGATGACCAGTCAAAAGCTATCAAGTTTGATCTTTTAGAAAAAAAAGCCGAAATCATTTGGGATAAGGCTATCGAAATTACCAAACATCAATTTGGTAAATACCTAAACGCTTTTCGTAAATTCTATGGTGATGACACCAAAGTTTTGGACATTCTTATGCCTGAAAAGGACGAATTTCCAAAACGCCTTAAACCTTTGACCGTAGATTTTATGCAATCACTCCCCCCTAATGCGTTGCCTGCTTAGGTATGGGATTTAAATAGGCTGAGGAAATAAAAAATGAAAATTGTTGCTGATGGGAAAATTTGTGGTTGTAAAGCTTTCAACAATACTGTCGAAGGTGTCCTCCACAACTATACAAAAATTTATGTAGAAACACCTTTTGGTGAAACAGGATTCGGCTATTCCACTGCCGAATATAAATGGGGTACTTCTGAAAATATTAAAAAAATTCAGGATTTACAGTACCCATTTAATGCAAAGATCACGATGGAAATTGTGACCAATGGTAATAAAACAATGACCATTATTCACGATGTCGTACCTGTACAAGGTTCGGCTGCGAAATCTGCTTAGGCTATTTTGGAGTGGCAAATATGAAATATGTATTTATGAACGGTGATAATCAAGCCGAATGCCCGAAATGCTTCAGCTATTTTCATTATCAATATTTGCCGTTCCACATGTCTAAATGTACAGGTTAAGGAATTAAAAAATGATAACAATCCTTGTTTGGTACTTTTTTTTAGTTGGAGTGGTCACTACTTGCTACCTGATCTATCAGGCTGCTTTTAAAGCCTATAAGAACTATACAAACAAGGAATTATAAGAATGGACTACGTTTGTCGCCAACTATCACAACCGACTGCCGAGGGTGTGCAAACGTGTCTTGAGTGGACGGAGCAAAACTTTGTTCCCCCACTTTCTAACGCTGATCGTGACTACATGCTTGGGTGGATATTTTCAATATTCGCTCTAGTTTGGGGGATTAAGCGTGTCATTAGGCTAGTCGGATAATAAATGGAGTAAATGTCATGAAAAAGTACATTCCGTCTTTTTTAGTTGCTGCTTTTGCAGTGTTAGCTTTCACAGTGCCTGAGCTTGCAATGGCTGCTGGTGAATTCGACCCTGCAACTGCAACAAGTGGTTCAAGTGCATCAACGTGGATTCAGACTGCTGCAAACTGGATGTTAGGGGTTGTGGTAATCATCTGGGGTGTCCGCCGAGTTCTTGGCTTCTTCGGAAAATAATAGTAGGGGCGACAAATGAATGCTGATCTTTGCAATTGGATAATTTTGATTACTTCATTTGTCGCCTTTTCTTATCTATTTAGATGAAATATTTAAAAGATTTGGGGGCATACATGCGATTTTTTAAATATTTGATTTTTGTTTTATTGTCTTTTTTATCAATTGATGTGTTTGCTGCATATAAAGCAATTAATGTTGGATTTTATGATGTTCCCCAGGGTCAATATTCTGCTCTAGGTTCTTCAGCAGAATCAGCTTGTCACGATATGTTTAATTCGGTTAATCAAACGGGAAAAGTCTACTGGACAAATGGCGGTGCATACGGTGGTACATGCAGAACAAGTTCTGGTGATATTCGTGGCTATTATTCAGAAGTTGCAGATCCTGAATGTCCTCATCCCAACACTGTTACAGCCGTTGCTAACGTTGGCGCAAAACTTGAAGCTGTACGTTGCGTTCCATTGTCGGGAACTAACAAATTTTGTGTATATAAAAAATCACCTAACACATTAATTATCAATGTTCCGAGTTCATCAAATCCTAAACAGGGCGCATTAGCTTATGATTTAGTTTCTCAATCTAAAACGCCTGTAGCTAACTGCACTCCACTCTTTGAAGGTCAGTGTAACCCAAAAGACCCATATGGGGGTTGTTTTAAAGTACCTGATGATGGTTGTACAAGAACTCAAAACGGTTCAATTGTATGCCCAAACAATAGCGTTCCTCCAGTAGAAAATACTTGTACTGGCACATATTGCAAGCGACCGCCTACGGGTTGCCCTTCTGGTTATGTGTCGGGTTCATTTAATGGTGAAGCCTTATGTGTCAAATCTAGTCCTAGCTCTGGTGGTGGTTCAGGCGATGGTTCTGGAAGTGGAAATGGTGATGGCTCTGGCACAGGTAACGGAAATGGTTCTGGAAATGGCGATGGTTCAGGTTCTGGAAGTGGTAACGGTTCTAGTAGTGGTTCAGGCTCTAACAGCAGCACATCATCTAGTACGTCAACAAGCACTAGTACATCATCTAGTTCAAACGGCAATGGCGGTTCAACGACTGTAAACGTCACAAATAATAATACGAATAACACCACTGTAAATGTTGATGTTTCAGGCGTGATCAGTGCAATCAATAATATGAAAAGCACACTTGCTGACTTTTTAAATGACGTTAACAAATCAGTTAAGGACGTTTCCAGTACCTTAAATACGACAAACCAAAAAATTGATACGACTAATCAGAAGTTAGATACAACTAATAATACACTTAGTCAGATCAACCAAAATGGCAAAGATACTAATAATAAACTTGACCAATTGATTAAAAAGCAAGGCGGTGAAAATAATGGAAATGGCACTGATTTAACAGCAACGAATCAGAAAATCGATGAACTCAATAAAACAGCCAAAGAATCAAAGGGTCTAATACAAGACATTAAAGACTGGCTAACTACTCCCCCAGATCAAGCTCAACTAGATGGCTTAAATGGCGAACTACCACAAAAAGAAATACCACGTTCTGAATTAAAAACTAATATTTTTGGTTCAAGCGCACAATGTCCACCAGATTCAACACTTGTCATGCCCATGCTTGGTACATATACATTCAGCTTCTCAGAATGGTGCTACTACCTACAAATTGCGGGTTATTTCATCTTGATCGGTGCTTATTTATTTGCAGCTTATATAGTGAGTAAAGCCTGATGCCAGCCGTCTTAATCACAATCATTGGTGCTGTTCTTTCATCTTTATTATTTAGAGTATTAGCTGGTGGAATGCTCGCTATTCTTTCATACAACTGGGTTAATGATCTTGTCGCACAAGCTCAAGATCGAATGTACGGATTACTCAATAACATCCCTGCTGCCATGTTTGGCGCAATTTCAATATTACAAGTCCCTCAAGCATTATCAATTGTCATGTCTGCCATTGGAATAGCGACGTTTATACGTACAGCCAAGGTTGTCATTGGTAAAGCGCAATAGCGGACGCGAGGAGTGAGGAGGAGCTTGCGACCGACCGACACGACCGAGCGTCCGAGGTTGCGCTGATACTATGAGCATATTAATTTCTGCACCTATTCGCACTGGCAAGACATTGCTTGCAATAGAGAAAATATTTGAGGAACTCAATAGAGGTCGAATTGTTTATACAAATATTATCGACATAAAAATACCTGGTGTTATTTCGGTATCGAGTTCAATCAATGATCCATTCGATTGGCGTGATCTTCCCAATGGTTCTGTACTTGTCTGGGATGAAGCTCATGAGCATCCAGCATTTAGTGAACAGGATTTATTGAAGACATTCAAGATCAATGAACAACCATTTGATGATCTTCTTGAGAAACTAAACAATGTACCCAATGCAACTACTGCATATATAAGATCAAATATCGATAAAATAGAGAAAGCAAAAAAACATGCATTGGAGAAGCGCAAAGAGGAAATTAGAGATATAGGACGTGGCTTGTTGTTGCATGGTCATTTCGGAATAGAAATCTATTTTATTACTCAGCGTGTTGCTAAATTAAATACCGATGTACTTGCATCAGTGACTAATCATTATGTGTTACGTAGAAAATTTGGTATCGATGCTGCTACGATCTGGGAGTTTGGCGAAGCCATAACGACTTGGTCGAAGTCCGCTGCTGATAGTGCTTTAAACAAACGATTTTGGCGTTATCCAAAACACTTATATCATTTTTATAAGTCTTCTGAACATCATGCGGTTAAAAAGACATTTCCGCTTAAATATGCAGCAATTGCCCTTGTGCCCATTTTATTAATTGCAAATGGTTTTAGACAAGCTTATCAATCAAACTTCATGGGTTGGTTTGGAAAAAAAGAACAGGTACAAGCTCAACCACAACAAACAAACCAAAATGTACCTACACAAAATCCTGAACATAGCCAAGCTCTTGAAGTTGCCCAAAAAGCTGCAAGCTTGGGAATGACCCCTGAGCAGTATTTAGATTTGCAAAATCCTGAACATCGAAATCAGCAGCTTGCATCACAAAATCCACAACAAGCTCAAACGTATAGCATTAAATACGATTATAACGATCCATTTAATGTCCAGACTGATCAGCAATATACAGCAACTTCATTACCAACATTTTCTGGCTGCATTAAATATGCTGGCAAATATTACGCATATACAAATCAGGGAACCTTGATTAAAGATATTAATCCTGAAACCTGTAAACGTGTCATTGACAATGCTGAACGTCCTTATAACTACTTTGCACAAAAAAAGGTAGACAACTATGCACCCTCTTATAACACAAATCCTCAGGGCAATTTTACGGGCAATAGTCAACCATATAATTCGCAGAATAATTCCAAAATGACCCCACAGGAATACGAAATCTACTTGAATTATTTACGTGATCAGCAACAAGCAAACAACTATGTTCAGCCAAACTTACAGCGTCAAGTAATTGCTGGAGCGAATGCGCTATGAATAAATTTTATGATTCAAACTTTTTTATCTTAATTATGTCTTCTCTAACAATTCTTTGTTTAGTCGCTTTTTTATTTCTCGTTGGCCCTTTAGTTATTATGTTTATTTCAAAACTTGCTGATTGGATTCAATTAGGCTATTCCAGTTACATAGACTTCATTGGATATTGCGATGTCATTGACTGTCATACGCAAGACTAGAACGAGTGTCTACGAGTGAACTGACGTTATCAAATTTTGAAACCATTTCCCTGATTACAAGCTCCCTTTTGCTTCAAAGCGGGAGTTTCAGAGCGTCACGCAGTGCGCGAACTGACTGGCATTTTATTACAACTCGAGTCAAAGCTGAAGATCTTCTCCTGGACAAATTTAAATTTTTAACTTATTGATATTTATGTATATTAAAAATTCACTTAAAAACTATGATTGGCAAAATATTACAAATAGGTGATTTATGAATATACAAGAAATACTTAACTATTATTCTAAAAATGCGCTGTATCAATCCAAACATACATATCAGGATAAAATTCTTTATCTCGAATGGTTCTATAAATTTGATGAAATTACAATAGATATCATCATCGACTATTGTACATATCGAAGTCTTGAAGGTGTTAAGAACTCGACAATTAATAGAGAGTTGAATGTAATTCGATCAGCATTTAATTATTATCTTACCCATGTTCCTTCTGCTAATTTTAAAAATCCATTTAATAGATTTAAATTATTTGAACATGATTTTATGCCACGGTTTTTAACATCAACTGAATGCAGAAAGTTATTATCTGCCACTCGTGATTTTAATAATGTAATGCTCTATGACTTTATAACACTTGCATTAAATACTGGTTGTCGAGCATCAGAATTAACTACTTTAACTTGGAATAATGTCAACTTAGATGATCGTTATATTATTATCAGAAATTCACTTTCTAAAAATAAAAAAACAGTTTATAAGCCAATTAATACTGTGTGCATTGCTGCTTTACTTAGATTGAGATCACATAAACATTATGTATTTTATAATCCCAGAACAGATAGAAATATTAGAAGTTTTCGGCGTGGATTTGAATTAGCAGTGAAAAGAGCCAATCTAGGCTATGTAAGGATTCATGATTTAAGACACACATTTGCTAGTTTTCTCGTTAAGAATGGCGTTCCCCTTTACCATGTCTCAACTTTGCTTGGTCATTCTGACATTCGAGTTACCCAACGTTACGCACATTTAGCACCTGAACATTTACACGATGTCCTAAAAAGACTCCCGATTCTCCAATAAATTTACAAAACTTTACAAATATTATCATAGTGAAATATGACAGATGGGACATCGCCCTTTCACGGCGGTAACCGGGGTTCGAATCCCCGTAGGGACGCCAAATTCCAAAAAAGCCACTGCATAATGCGAGTGGCTTTTTTATTTCTATCAAATCGATCATGAAGAAATAGAGACTCTGACGAATCCCTATTTGCATTGAATATATTTATGCAGACTTGCGTGAATTGACCTGACCTTTAATCACAGCCTTGATATTGCCCTTCGCATAATTCAGAAATACAAGAAGTGGCGATAATTTCGGATTTGGCTTTTTGCCTTTTCCAATACTTCTAAATTGCGCCGCATACCAAATAATTTCCATAATCGCCATTTTGTCGACAAATGGTAATCCTGTTTTAATTGGTTTGACTGCATATTTGACATCCTGCCCTGCAATCAAACGATTTGCTAAGTCCGTTTCAACTGCAAATGGACGTGCAATACCAATAAAATCACAAGCACCACTTTGCAAAGCAGCATTCATGCCTGCCACTGTACGAAAACCACCTGTAACCATCAGCTTACATGTGACTTGTTGACGAATTTTTTCTGCAAAGTCTAAAAAGTAGGCTTCTCGCGCAATGGTGCTGGCTTTACGTTTTTCTGATTTCGCACCTGCCATCGCAGGGGCTTCATAGGTTCCGCCAGAGATTTCAATTAAATCGATTCCAACGGCATCAATGGCTTTAAATACTGTAATTACATCTTCTTCAGTAATGCCACCACGTTGAAAGTCAGCCGAGTTAAGTTTGACTGAAATGATAAAGTTTTCTGAAGTCGCTTCACGTACTGCTTTATAAATCTCAAGCAGGAACCGCATACGATTTTCAATCGAACCGCCCCATTGATCCTGACGTTTATTGGTCAATGGCGATAAAAACTGACTAATCAAATAACCATGTGCACCGTGTAGCTGTACACCCTCGAAACCCGCTTTTTCACAAATACTTGCGGCTTTCGCAAAACGCTGAATAATATCCAGGATCTCATCTTCTCGAAGCTCACGAGGCGTTCCAAACATGGTGGCAAGCATAGGGCTAAATGGCACGGCAGAAGGTGCAACCGTTTCTTTATTCAATCCTTTCGGACACTGACGCCCCGGATGAGATAACTGGATTAACTGTACCATTCCGTACTGCTTGCCAATATCCGCCCATTTTTTTAGTTCAACCAGATCACGTTCACTTTCAGCGACAACAACGCCAGGCTCATTTTTAGCACGAATATCGACCATCACATTGCCTGTAATGGCACAACCCAGCCCTCCTATCGCCCATGCTTCATAAAGCCCAAGATGTAGTTGATTGGGCTGTCCTGCATCATTTGCCAATGCTTCACTCATCGCTCCCTTAATTAAGCGATTTTTAAATGTGGTATTTCTGATTTGAATTGAATCGGCAATCTGTGTCATGTTTTTCTCTTTTAAAAAATCGGAGTTATTCTTCCAATTTGAATTAAAAATTGAAGTTAAAGTCATCCTGTATTTACAAATTGACAATACCACATGTCAATTATATGCAAAAGTTTAATATTGGCTTGCGGCAATGAGCTGACGGGTATATTCAGATTGCGGTTTTAAAAAAAGTTGCTCAGTATCTTGATATTCAATAACTTTTGCATGTCGCAATACCAAAACTTTCTGACATAAGGCGCGGACGACTTGTAAGTCATGACTAATAAATAAATAGCTCAACTGCTGTTGTTGCTGTAAGCGTCGTAATAACTGGACGATTGAACGCTGTGTGGTACGATCCAATGCCGATGTAGGCTCATCCAAGATAATCAACTTAGGCTTCAAAATTAATGCGCGTGCCAAAGCAATACGTTGCCTTTGTCCACCAGATAACTCATGAGGATAACGCTGTTTAAATTCAATCGGCAATTCCACTTTCAATAGTGCATCGTCGATCAGATCTTCCATTTCATCCGCTTTAATGTGTTTGAGAACGAGTCCCTCACCAATAATTTGTGCCACTGTCATTCGTGGATTTAAACTGCTAAATGGGTCCTGAAATACAATCTGAAAATCTGTACGTAACGGGCGAAGTTGATTTTCTTTTAAATGATTTAAATCTTTGCCCAATAAAATGATTTTCCCATCGCACTCAATCAATCGAGTTACTGCCAGTGCAAGTGTGGTTTTACCCGAACCACTTTCCCCTACAATCCCAATCGACTCTCCCTGAGACAGGATTAAATCCATCGGTTCTAAAGCAACCACATAATCCTTAACCCGATTGAGTAACCCTTGTTTAATTGGAAATTTGACCTCAAGCTGTTGCAGCTCAAGTAATGGTTGTCCAGACTGGAGTTTTAATGCATGACCGAAATCATGATTAAGCAAATGTTGGGTATAACTGGTTTTTGGGTGATTAAAGACATCATTGACCCGCCCTTGCTCCTCAACACCACCTTTGTTCATGACAATGACTTGGTCTGCATAGCGTTTGACCAGATTTAAATCGTGACTAATCAAAATCATGGCCATATTGCGTTTTTGCTGCAACGTTTTAAGCAGATTTAAAATCTGTGCCTGCAACGTGACATCCAGTGCAGTGGTGGGTTCGTCAGCAATTAAAATCTCAGGCTCTTGCGCCAACGCCATCGCAATCATGACCCGTTGACGCTGACCACCCGATAATTCATGCGGATAACGTCTCAGTTTAGTTTCAGGCTCAGGGATTCCAACATCATGCAACAATTCCAGTACGCGGGTTCGAACTTGCTGCTTTGACCATCCTTTTAGCAGCAATGTTTCACCGACGATTTTTTCCACCCGATGCAACGGATTTAAGGCCGTCATCGGTTCCTGAAAAATCATGGCAATTTTTTGACCGCGAATCTGTCGATACTGCGCTTGATTGAGGTGCAATAGATCTTGATTTTCAAATAAAGCTTTGCCATCAATCTTTAAATGCTGAGGGAGTAGTCCCAGTAAGGCGAGACTGCTGATTGATTTACCTGAACCGCTTTCACCCACGATTGCTAGGGTTTCACCCTGTTTCAGTTCAAAATCCAGTTGTTGAACCAATACTTGACCCGCTTCATTTTCAATATGTAAGCCACTTACTTTCAGGCAAGTCATTTGCTGCATTTGATTATTGTCGTCTTGGATCGAATGCATCACGCGTCGCCTCCCCAACATAGATAAGAAGAGATAACACCACAGCCAAACTAAAAAAACCTGAGAGCGCTAACCACGGCGCGGTTAAATTATTTTTACCTTGTAATAATAATTCACCCAATGAAGCAGCATCAGGCGGTAAGCCATAGCCCAAAAAGTCCAGTGCGGTAAGTGCCGTAATATTGGCGGTGAGCATAAAAGGAAGCTGCGATAAACTCGAACTCATGGCATTGGGTAAAATATGACGAAACATAATGGTTCGATCTTTTACCCCTAAAGCACGCGCGGCACGGACATAATCAAAATTTCTTGCCCGTAAAAACTCTGCCCGAACCAGTCCAACCAGTGCGGGCCAGCCAAACAACAGCATAATCAGAAACAACCAATACACACTTGGGGTAAACATACTGACCAAAATCATCACCATAAACAGCATAGGTAAACCACCCCATACTTCAAGAATACGTTGGCCAATCAGATCAATCCATCCACCATAATATCCCTGTATCGCGCCAACTATGATTCCGATCACTGCGGCAAAAAAAGTTAATGCAAAACCAAAGATTAAAGATACACGTAAGCCATAAAGAATCCGTGCCAATACATCGCGCCCCTGATCATCTGTTCCGAGCCAGTTTTGCTGGCTTGGTGGTGAAGGTACAGGCACTGCTAAATCCAGATTTGGAGTTTGATAAGAAAATGGAATTAACGGCCATACTGCCCACCCCTTATCATCAATCATTTTTTGAACTGCTGGATCTTTATAATCTGCTTCGGTTTGAAACACACCACCAAAGGTCGTTTCAGGGTAGGATTTCATCACTGGAAAATAATAAGACTGATCGTATTTGACTAAAATCGGTTTATCATTGGCTATAAACTCTGCACCCAACGACAAAATAAAAATCAATACGAACAGAATGAAACAAGTAAAGCCCAGCCGATTGTGTTTAAAACGTTTAAAACGCGCCTGCATCATTGGGGACATTATTTTGCTCCCCGTGATTCAAAGTTAATTCGTGGATCGATCACCTGATATAACACATCACTGATCAATCTCAAAACCAAACCAAGCAAGGTAAATAAAAATAAAGTACCAAAAATCACAGGATAATCACGTTGAGTAATTGCCTCAAAGCCGAGTAAGCCTACGCCATCCAGATTAAAAATAATTTCGATAAATAAATTACCCACAAAGAAAATGCCAATGAGGGCTTCGGGTAAACCTGCAATCACAATCAGCATAGCATTACGGAAAACATGACCATAAAGAACCCGATTTTCGCTTAATCCTTTTGAACGTGCTGCCAGTACATATTGTTTATTCAGTTCTTCCATAAAAGAATATTTGGTCAAATAAGTTAAGCCTGCAAAACCGCCCAACACCATCGTCAACAAAGGCAAGGTCATATGCCAAAAGTAGTCTTTAACTTGCTCAAAAAAGCTAAGTTGTTGAAAATTTTCAGAGACTAAACCCTGTAATGGGAACCAGTGAAAATATGAACCGCCTGCAAAAAATACAATCAGTAATACACCAAATACAAAAGTCGGTACAGCATAGCCAACAGCCAGCAGGATCGATGTTGCTTTATCAAAAAATAAACCATGTTGTTTAGCTTTACGAATCCCAAGGGGGATCGATACTAAATAAATCAACAAAGTACTCCAGAGCCCAAGTGATATGGTCACTGGCATTTTTTCATATAACAGTTGGGTAACGGGTTTATCCTTAAAAAAACTGGTGCCGAAATCTAAGGTTAAATAACCTTTTAACATCAACCAAAAACGTTCAGGCGCAGATTTATCGAAACCATATTGGGCTTTTATCTGCTCAATCATTTCAGGACTTAAACCTCTAGCTCCCTGATAAGATCGATCAGACGAGACATTGACTGTTTCACCGCCACCACTTTGATTAATCCCCTGAAAATTTTCAGCTTGATGAATTGCCTGCTCAACAGGGCCACCTGGCGCAATTTGAACCACTAAAAAATTAATCAGTAAAATCAGAAATAAGGTCGGAACAATGAGTAAAAGTCGCTTAATAATATAGGTGCCCATGTTTTGGTTCCTTTGGCGTCTTTTGATGATTTATTGTCGGCGCAAATAATTTGCAACCGCTTGCGCTTTTTTAGGATTCGACCACCAGTAATCCAGCCCTACCGAAAGTGTCGGCAAGGTTTGAGGATGTTCATACATATCCCAATAGGCATACCAGTTCTCCCCCTTTCCATAGGTTAAAATTTGATAATAACCTGCACGTAACAAACGATCTAGCACTTTGGTATGGGTGATCAGTTCCTCTCGACTAGAAGATTTCACCAGTTTTTGGATCACTGCATCAATCACAGGGTCTTTAATACCTGAAAAATTATAGTTACCCACCTGATCTGCGGCAGAACTACTCCAGAATTGAAATTGTTCATTTCCCGGTGTTAAAGACTGCGGCATCGCCAAGGTGGTTAAATCAAAATCATTACGGCGCATACGCTCTAAATACTGTGGTACATCCACCTGTCGAATCGATACTGTAATCCCGAGACGTTTAAGATTTCGCACCAACGGCATTAGGGTACGTTGTAAACCATCCTGATAGATTAACAATTCAAACTGAATGGGTTTACCCTGATGGTCTCGCAATTGCCCTGCTTTAACGCTATAACCCGCATCAATCAATAGCTGTCTTGCGGTCAGCAAATTTTGACGATTAAAACCACTGCCGTCACTCACGGGATATTTCCAGTCTGCAAGTACACCCTGTTTCACAATCGGATTTAATTTGGATAGGTACGGCTGTAAAACTTTAAGTTCTGCTGCTGAAGGTTTCCCAGTCGCTGCCAATTCGCTATTATCAAAATGGCTTTGTAAACGCCGATATTTGCCATAAAACAGGGCTTTATTTTGCCATTCAAAATCATAGGCATAACTGACAGCACGCCTAAACTGAATATCATTGAGTGGCGCACGACGGGTATTCATCACAATACTTTGCATGGTCATCGGATTACGATGTTTAAACTCAAATTTTTTGACCATCTTGTTATTTATTGCAGGAAAATTATAGGCAGTGACCCACTTTCTCGCAGTAAACTCTTCTTGCCATGTATATTGCCCAGACTTAAATCCTTCAAACGCAATATCCATGTTGCGATAGTACACATATTTCAGGCGATCAAAGTTATACCGTCCACGATTCACGGCTAAATCTTTGCCCCAATAATCTGGATTGCGCTTGTAAGTAATACTGCGTCCTGCATCAATGCGTTCGATCAGATAGGGGCCTGAACCTAAAATCGGCTCCATGGTGATGCGGCTAAAATCTTTATTTTTCCAGTCTTGCTTGGAGTAAATAGGAAGACTTGCCAAAATCATGGGCATTTCAGCATTATTTTCGGATTTAAAACTAAACTTGACCTGATATTTAGACAACACCTCGGTTTTTGCCAAATCTGCAATATACATTTGCAAACCCGGATTGGCTTTGCTTTGATAGGTATCAAAACT